GTGGTCAACTTGACGCCAACACCAAAAGACAACAAAGCACTAAGAAAAACCGCCAAACTTGCGGTCAAGCTTTATAGGGCTATTGAAGTGCTTGCTGGTGTTGTCACTCCATTGGTTAAGCGATGATCAAGCTATCCGACCTGTTTAAATACTACAAACACGGCACGCCGCATCAAATGGCGGCCATCTCTGAATTAGAGGCTGAGCTATTAAAGGTTGCGCCTGAAGTCTTTAACAGGGATCAGCCGTGGTGCAAGACCTGGCAGGCTGGTGGCAGGATGCATAATTATGAGCCAGCCATAAGACTCATTAAAGAGTTTGAGGGCGTGCATCTCAGCGCATACCCGGACCCATTGCACGGATGGGACGTTGCAACCATTGGCTATGGCACCACGCGCTACCCAGATGGCCGCAAGGTGCAGCGCGGCGACAAGATCACCGTGATTGATGCCGACCAACTACTGGCGCTTGAAGTGGAGCGCATCGCCGCAAAACTGCGCAACAGCGTGCCGTTTTGGAATGAGATGACGGGCAGCAAGCAATGCGCGTTGATCTCCTTTGCTTATAACCTTGGCGCTGGCTTCTACGGCAGCACTGGTTTTGAAACCATCAGTAAATGCCTTGTTGGCAAGGACTGGCAGGCAGTGCCAGCAGCAATGGAGTTGTACCGCAACCCAGGCAGTGCCGTAGAGGCAGGCTTGCTGCGTCGTCGCCGCGCAGAAGGCAGGCTATGGGCTGGTGAGCAGCAGCAGGATCCAGCCAAGCTGTCGCCGAATAGTGCATTTACAGCGCGCATTACACCGCACGTGCAGCTTGGTGAGTTTGCGCTCTTTCAAGAAGCACGGCGCTTTGACCATCAATACCAGCTCGACACGGCAGCAGAGCTAGCGGCATTCCTTGAGCGTGCGCGCGTCAAGTTTGGCGGCAAGCCTGTGGTCATCACCAGTGGCTACCGCCCGCGTGCCATCAATGCAGCAGTAGGTGGCTCCAGTGGCAGCGAGCACCTATACGATGCACCTGACGTTGGCGCGGTTGATTTCTACATCCGTGAAGTCAACATCAACCACGTGCAGGAGTGGTGTGACGCCAACTGGCCGTATTCTCTTGGCTACGGCGCGCCTAAAGGATTTGTGCATTTAGGAATGCGTCGCGGCAAGCCAAAGGTACGATGGGATTATTGAAGCCACTGCGTGGATCACTGCATTGATGGCGCAAACCTCATCCCAAAACGCAGTGCAAAACATAGATTCAGACAGCAAATCTTTGAGGCATGGCAGCATCAATGCGCTTACTGCGGAGATGCAGCTGACACGTTAGATCACGTCAAGCCGCGCCATAAAGGCGGTGCCACTATAACAACTAACCTTGTGCCAGCTTGCAGGCCATGCAACCGAAAGAAGGGCAGCGAAGAATGGCAGCAGTGGTTCAATCAGCAGGATTCCTATCTGCTAGATCGTGAGCTTGCTGTGCTGCATTGGATTCAAGCATCTGATGATAGAACACCCTAGCCTGCCATTCTTGCTGGTGATCTTTACACATTCCCGCTAGGCAGACCCTCCAGGCGTTCCCGACTTTCTGTATTGTTGGCTCCAAGTGGGGTGCCTGCCAGCGGGTTGCCTATCAGCATACGAAGGCGGCTAATGCCGCGCTTTTGTATTTCGCACATGCGCGCACGCGATAGGCCCATGCGCTTTTCTAGGTCATTCCATGGCACTGGATTGCGACTGTTGCGTGCATAGATGATTTCACGTGTGCGATCATCTAAATGCTCATCGCAATAGTCGCGCACTGTTTCAAGCTGCCAATCGTATTCAACGTCGTATTGTCTTTTATCGGCAATGATGTCAAGAATGTTAGATGATTCATCTTGCGCAGGCTTGTCAAGGCTTGTGACCCGATACGACTGTTGCAATGTGTCAGATATCACCTTAGGGGTCACATCAAGCACTGCGGCAAGCTCCGCCATAGTTGCTGTGCGTCCATGCTCTTGCGCAAATGCCTGCGCTGTCTTGTTCAGCTTGATCAGCATTTCATGCACGCCAAGCGGCAGCCTGATGATTGGATCGTATTGAATCAATGCGCGGCCGATGGATTGACGGATCCACCAGTACGCATAGGTGCTGAACTTATACCCGCGAGTGTAGTCAAACAGCTCGACCGCGCGCGCAAGACCGATGTTGCCCTCCTGGATCAAGTCCAGCATGTCAAGCGTTTGCGTGTTGCGCCTGCTGTACTTGCGTGCAACATGTACCACAAGCTGCAGGTTGGATTGCATGAACTTTTGCCGCGCGCGCTCACCGCTGCGTAGCTCGCGGCGTTCTTGTATTGTCAAAGGTCTTTCAAGATCCTTTAGTTCTCTCCACTTTGAGACTCGGCGGCCAAGTTGTATCTCTTGTTGCGGTGTTAAAAGTGGATACCGCGCGATACTGTTCAAGTAGTCGCCAATAGCGTCAGACATGGAAAATCCGTTAGTGCATACAATGGAAGCACAATTCCACGGCGCTGCCAATGCTGCGCAGCTACGTGCGTTACATGCTGCAGCAGATTGGGGCGGACTGCTGGAATATGCGCTGTTGATAGCCGAGCAAGAAGCAAGCCAGCGGTCTCAAATCCACTGGCTTGCGCAAGAGGCGTCGGCAGCGTTGCGGACTGGTCTAGAGCAGTGGCATCTAGATGCCGCTGAGGAACTGCTTCGAAGCCGTCGTCGTGATGTCTGAGTTGTAATGGCCTGTGACGCTGTAGCTGGTCACTGGCTGCTGGCTCATGCGAAAGAACACCATCTGCCCGATCTTTAAGCCAGGCCAAAGCGGCAGTGGCAAAATCTGGCGTGAGTTCTTCAGTTCCAAGGTCAGCACGCTGCTATGCCAGCCAGGATCTGCGTAACCGGCGTGCAGATTTTCGTAACCTTCCCTTGCGCGGCTTGACTTGAGGAAGAACAGGCCGGCAATGTTCTCCGGCATGTTGAACACTTCAATCGTCTGCGCAAGGATGAATTGCCCTGGCTTGAGTTCGTAAGGATTCTCTGCCGTGCGTCCCGCAATGCTGAGCGGCCGCATGTTTAGGTTTTCGGCAGACTCAATCATGATCGTGTCACCAAGCCGTAGGTCAAGGCTGGCGGGATTGATTAATGCCTCGTCGTAGTTTGGCACCATGCCATCGGTGCACAGTGCTTTGATCTCGTAGTCGCAGAGGATGGTCATTGGTTGGGTAAATAGTGAGGCTGGCTAATCCAGCCAGCTCCATGCAATGCGTTGGCAGATGCGCCATGCGTGTTTCTTGTCGATGCCGTAGCGATCTGCTAGTTGTCCGTAGCTGTTGCCAGCAACACGCAACTGGCGCAGTTCACGCACGTGATCTTCTGTAAGAAACGCGGCGTAGTTTGCCTCGCCGCGCTTAAACGGATCACTCATCTACATGCAGCAGCAACCTGCGCATGTACCAATCAGCTTTGCCGTAATCCTGATCGGCATTGCCTTTGTGCTCGGCGCGCCATAGGTATTTGATGACGTTTCCTTTGCAGTAAGCGCGGAAGCCATCATCACCAAGTGCTGCCTTAATGGCTTGAATGCACTCAATGTCGCTGTGCTTGTAATGCGGCGGATGGTTGACAAGATCACTCATCACCTAAAGCCTCTGCCATATCGCGCCGAATCAGATCAGCAATGCGCTGTTGATACAGCCCGGTGTATGTGCTGCAGGTGCGGCCGCTTTGCTCGTACAGCCACTGCAAGTAGTCATCACGGCGCTGCTCAGTTTTGTGGTTGATCATCTTGCATTAGCTCCAAGAGTTCAAGAATATGCGCGGCAAATGCCACGTGTGTCATTACTGCATGGGTGCCGGGAGGGCGCCCGTAGGACGCCTCCCACCACTCCTTGAATGCAATATCAAGTGTGGTTTCGTTCATCAGAACACAGGCTCCTCGCTGGTGGTTGCTGCGCCGCGTGGCATGAATTCAAAGCGCTGGATGCTAAACACATGCTTGCTGCGCTTGGCGCCGGTTTCTTTGTCGTTCCACTCTTGCCGGCGTACGGCACCGGTCACAAGGATGCTGTCGCCTTTTTTGAGCTTATCAACGATCAGCTCAGCGGACTTACCCCAGACCTCGCAGTCGATTGCGTTATTGATCCAGTTGCCGTCTTTGTCTTTGCCTTCCTGGATACCACCAGCGAAGTTGGCAACCATGGTGCCGGATTCAAAGGCACGCAGTTGCGGGTCGGTGATGATGCGAACGATGCCAGTTGCGTAAAGGCTCATGTCAGTTCAGTGGTGTGATGCCATTGGCTTCTTCAAAAGCCAAGACTTGTGCGAGGGGATAGCGGACACGTGGTGTGCCAGCCGGTAGGCCAATGCGCGGTGCAGTGACGTAACTAGGACCAATGCCGCGTGCACGTTGGTTTTTGATGGCTGCTGGCTTCAGGCCCCAACGCGCTGCCAGTTCGTCAGTGGTGAGGAATGGTTCAGTCATCAGCGAAGGGATCCTCCGATGGCGTGTCGGATAGCACCGCCTCGCGCTCTACGGCAAGACGCAGCAACTCGTCGTTCTGCTCATCGCTCAGATCAGGCTTGCGCTTATCCATGCGCGCTACCACCTCCTGCAGCTTGGCCAGCGTGTCGGCCTTGGCAATAGCAGCCTTGCCGGCTTGGAACAGCTTGGCATCGCCTGCTGGTAGCGCAGGCGCGGGCGCAGCAGTCACGGTGACAGGCTCCACTTCTGCCTGCTGCATCTCATCGGTGCTGTAGACGCCGGACATGTCGGCGGGAAACGCCTTGCGCAATGCCAACGCCTCAGAGCACTTGGCGATCATCGCTGCCCCCATCTTGGACCACAAGCCTTGACCGGCGTTGTAGTCAGCAAAGCGTGCAACGCCAACAAATGGATGCTGGCTGCCCTTGCGATGGATGATGGTCTTGGCCGCGGCAGGTGGCTTGCTGCCAAGCCATACGTCAGCCCATACGCCATCTTCACCGCACCAGTAGGTTTCGCTGCCATCCAGTTGCCCGGTGCGCTCGGCAATGGCACGCAAGCCGTCGATGCCGGCTTGGATGGTCATCTTGCCGCCACGTTTGATGGCGTAGATCTGCTTGCTGAACGGATCCAGCCCAGTGCGCTGGCAGGCGTAAGCAAACAGGCGCAACTCGTCATTGCTGCAGCCAGGCGCAATGGTGGTTGAGATCAGCTGCGTTTGTTCTGGCGTCCAGAGCGTGATGCTAGAAGTCATCGGATGTGATAGTTGGGTTGGCAGTTAATGCCCATGAAGGCAGGCTGAGCGCTTGGCACGTGTCGCCGTAGCCCGGCCACTCCTTGGTGGCTTGGCAGTCGGCAATCACGCGCATGTCACGCTGCCGCAGCTCATCACCGGCAGCCATGGCCGCGGCGTCCAGCTCGTAGACAGCAACCGCGTACGGCGCAGTCTTCTCAACGGCAATGAACACAAACCGCTCAGCACCGTGCAAGCCGGCTAGGTAGTGGCTCGCTTGCACATGGTAGCGGAAGGTAGCCACGCTACGGGCGAAGCCAGCAGGGCTGGCGTCCGTGGTGGTCTTGAGGTC